AAGCATCACCTAATGTAGTTTCACCTGTAATAGAAGTCGCTCCTGTTACTGTTAATGTACTACCATCAAATGTTAAATTTGCTTCACCAACACCATTACCAGCTCCATCTGCTATAATGACTCTGTTGTTGGTATCGCCTGATACAGTAAATGATGATACTCCAGTTAAGCCAGTTCCATCACCTACAAATGAGCCTGAGAATAATGATGCTGACACATGTCCATCAACAACTATTTTACTTAGTTCTGCAACAGACCCTGAGACTATTACTTTTTTCCATTCTGCCATTTTGTATATTACCTTTGATTATTATTTATATAAATATAATTCTATTCAATTCCTAACCAGAAATTTGACCCAGAATACATTATTCCTGCCTCTAATGCAGCAGGTGTTATTATTTGTTCTTTTATTTGTACAACACTTTGTGATGTAATCGTTAATGCCCTAGTGCCGTCGACTTCTTCAACCAGCATAATAGCCGTATCAGAATCTTCTTGTGTGAATTGTAATGACCCAGTTATCCACGTGTCAGTTACAAATACTTCTTCAATTGTTTGAGTGCCATCATCACGCTTAAAAAACAGTTTTCCGTCATATACATTCACTGACAATTCGCCGTCCTCTAAATCTAAAGGACGTGTTCCGGGAATTGTTGATCTACGAAGTTTTATGATTTGACCCATTCTAGAATGATCCTCCGTCTATAATATTACTAAATTTAAGCTCACCACTTCCTGAATCTAAATAAGCAATTAGTGTGTCATTTCCTGCTTGTGGTATTGATGCAATAGTTGATCCTGTAATAAATAATGACCCAGTAAATAAATGTGTATCATCTAATGTATCGCCAAATATAGTTGATCCGCTACTAAATGACTGAGTCATGTATGTTACAGAAGAAGATATAATATAATTTTCTGCAACAATATCACCTTGCAATGTTAATGTACCATTGCTATCTAATTTTAATAATTGATTACTAGAACTAATTACAGTAAATATATCGCCAGTTCCTACATCTACAGATGCAGATACACTTCCAGAACTAATCTGAAATAATTGCAATCCAGTAATTGCGCTCGATGGTATTCCAGTTAAACCCGAACCATCACCTTCAAAACTACCAGAGAATGACCCAGAGACGCCCCCCGTTACAACCAAACTACCAGTTATCTGTAAATCATTTGTAGTTGCTTCAATCGAACCGGTTGTTTTAAATATGCCAGCACCAGACAATGCATTTGAAATTGCAGTATCGGCAAAATCACCAATAAATATCCATGCTTCTAAATATGCAGGCACGCCGGTTGTATTTGCTGTATCTTCTTGAAAGTATATGCCGGCATAATAATCTATAATCCAATCTCTTGCATCTAGTGCTGGAATAATATCCCCAGAGCCTTTTGTGCCTGTTCCATCATCGTCATATAATATAGGAGAATAAACTGTACCAAATAGGCCTGCAGGAATAATTTGTATGCCGCCTAATGTTTCATATAAATTTGTACTGTTATCAAATGTACCATTACCAGCTTTTGTATTCGATGAATTTGCTTCGTAATCTGCAGGAAGTTTAATTGCATAACCTTGTCCGTTAGTACCAGCAATTTCTTCTAGTTCTAATCGTACATATTCAACGACACCGCTTGTTTGATCATATAGTGAAGCTGATATAGGAGCTGCAGGTATTGTTTCTCCAAATACAATACTCGTGCCTAATTGTGCCGTAGTACCTATAGATTCGTTAGCAGGAAGAGCTTTAGCTGTCGCAGTATGCGATAGGCCTAACGCTTTCTTTAGCGTAATCAAATTGATATTAGTTTGTGATAATGCCATTTATATTATTCCTATTTCATTTAAAATGTTACTGACATTGCATCAATAAAACCTGTCCAATCTCCTCGTGCTGTAACTCTTACTACAATATAGTCATTGTTTGATATACCCTGTGTCAATGTCGTATATTCATTTGTTAAATCTAATGATGTATCTAATGCTCCCACTACATATGTAACATCTGTTCCATCTAACCATCCAGTACCAAAACCAGTACCAGAATTTGTTGGTAATCTAAATTCCATTTTGAATTGATTGCCTGTTGTTGGACTCGATACTAATGTTCCAGTACCTTGTATATTTAAGTTAAATGAAAATACCGTTCCGCCTGTTGTGTTTTTAAATATTCGGTAGAATGTTAAACTAGTACCACTCGCAATACCTGAATAATCTGCATTAGATGAAGGTCCATTTGTAACTGCTCCGTCAAAGTCGCCGCCATTTAATGAATATGTTCCATTTGTCGGAGAAATTAATTTCCTATCATATACTAATAAACCACTTTCTGAACTTAGATCTACATTACCTAAATTTAACGAAACATCTTCCCAATATCCAGTATCTCCAGATGTAGTTGGAACACTTCCTTGTGTTGCATATGTTCCTGCTTTAATACGATAATTTTCTTTACGGAATGTTTCTGATGTTAATGTTGAAGTATTTGATTCGTTATTGTATAAGAAACTACCAGATGTTAATGACGTTGATGTAATATTGCTACGTAGTGGTTTTTTGACTGTTGTGCTGATTGCAATATTTGAATCTAATATTCTTGTATTGCTAGGCAATGTTATATCTTTTGTTAATGTTATTGTTTTAGTAGCAGGATCTGCGCCACTTAATGCTGGTAATGTTTCACTTGAAACTGAATTAATATTTGTTTCATTATATGAAATTGCATCTGCGTCTGGACTATATACATTAATATATGCATTTTCAAATGATGCTGTATATTCTGCAGTGCCGGCAGTAAAATATTTAACACCACTAATATAGTTTGTTCCCGATAAAGACAAGTTATCTAAAATTTCTTCTGTGAAGTTTACGTCATTAGCTGCATTACTTGCAGAAGGGTCATTTACCCAAGTAACATAATTAGTTGTTTTTGTCGTTGCTCCTACAACGTGCTTAACACGAGCATAATTCCATCCATAATCATTTTGATCATTTGGATGAACTTTCCATGTTCCAGTTCTGTGTTGGAACACATCTAATTCAGTTGTATCAGCAAACTGCGCACTTGAAGTAATTGTGAGATTAAATCCAGACCCATTGCCATTTACTGTATCGCCTGACGTAAATGTTGTTAAATCAATTGAATGAATATTGCTTCCATTAAGCTCTAAATACAATGTTCCTAGATTTGCATCGCCAAACGCATTAGCAGGATAATTAATTCCATCTTGTGCGACATCTTCATTTAAATCGCCATCAATTGTTGTTGACCCATTAAATACACCTCTTCGCAAATCATTTCCTGCTGCTGTTACTGAAAATGTTCCGTCTTGGTCTACTGCTGATAGTCCACTTATTCCAGATGCTGACACATATCCTGATATGTCATATGAAGAGCCAAATGATAATTTTGCTGATACTCCTGTATCATTACCATCAATATCATCTAAATCTGGTGCAGGTGATGGAGCTAATGCTTTAAGTATTTCGTTGAATCGGTCTACTGCAGTACCTACTGTTGTTGTAGTTGTAAAGTCAGTAAATAATCCATCTGTGTATGTACCATCTTCTGCATCGCCTATTGCTCCTTGTCCGTTTACTACCGGTGATGTTATTGCTACGTGGCTTCCTGTATAATCTGCTGCTCCTGCGCCAGTTCCTGTAACAGTTGCTTTTAATTCATATTGTTGCCCCGAACTAGAATCATACCAAAGAATTCCATCTAAATATGTTCCGTGAGTACCTGTTGTTATAGATGGGAGGCCGCCACCACTTAGAAATTTTGTTACTGGTTCGTAATCAGATACGCCGCCAATGAACGCTATTTCTATATCTTGAGTTCCATTTGCGCCATCGGCATTATGAATTGACAATGATCCTGTTGCTAAAACAAATTCACCTCTGTATATAGGATTAATGTTTTTTAAGTTGTCTAATCCGCCTCTTTTATGTTGAATTACTTGAGCCATGTTGTTACAAATCCTTTATTTAATATAAATATCAACTGTTACGGAACAATTGTCTTACCATTGCCAGTAGGAAAAAATCCTGCATCTATGATTCCTAAAGTACTTCCAGTTGCTGCAGTTTGCAAATTTACACCCCCAACAATATCAACAGAAGCACTATTAGGTAATGGGCTATCATTAGATCCTGATATTGCTAAAGAACCTGTTAATTGTAAATGTTTTGCAAGTTGTTTACCTTTTAATCTACGTGCCATTACGCCCATCTCCCGTTAATAATTATTACATCATCTGACTCAATTGTATATCCTAACGTATTAGTATTGAATACAATTGTTTGTGTGCTGCTTGTTGGCGTCCATGTATATGCAGATTTATCAATATATTGTCCGTTAATATAAATGTCAAACTCCGCTTTAGTTGACGATAATAATGTAGTTGGATTGACTGCTACGGCTTCAGAAACTGTAACTGTCGACTCATTTACATATGATGCTTGTTGCTCCGTTAAATTAACTAAATATGACATTGTTTGTGCATCAATTGTTGTCCCACCGCTGCTGGTTCCTGATGACGAAACTGTAACAGATCCTCCAGCAAGTACTTGTGATTGGAATCGAAGTAATTGTTCTGGAACAATTGTTGTTGAAAATAAGTCTAATCCAACATCAATAACAGTATCAAATCTTACTCGCTTAATTGAATATGCCTTTTGAAGAGTTGATAATCTAAATTCTTGTTCTGCTAATAATGTTCCTTTTACAGTTAAAGATGTTGTTGCTCGAATTAATCGATCTTCTCCCACTGTATTTAATGTTTCAAAATTAAATGCTCGCATATGAGTCTGATATTTATTTTGTTCATTGCCCCACGCAAATCCGCCATATGCCATTAATTGTTCTACTAATTCATTCATCTGCGTAGTGAAGTCTGTCCACAACATTAAATCATACTCTATATCAACATATTCTGGAATATTAATTGCATATATCTCTTTCGAATTGCTAGGAGCATTTAATGGTATTGGAAATAATTCATCTTCGTATCTGTTTCTTTTATTATATTTAGCTCGGTAATACATTTGATTTCCATTACCTTCAATTGAGACTGGCCGGTTTGTATCAAGTTTTTTAAGTTGATCTCGCTCAGTCATTGAATTTCGTTTGAGAACAAGTAATGGAGATTGAAGCATTCCCTTCTCATCTCGTAAATAACCTAAACGTCGTACACTATCCCATTTTTCGCCATTTGCAAAAATTACTGGAACTGTAATTAATTCGTTATTATGTGTAATTTGTGGTTGTATTTCATTCTCAACAAACCATTTCATTGCAAAGTCTATATCATATAATGTACGACGTGGAGTTCGAATTACATCATCATCTCTTCTGATTTGTGTAGCTCGATTTAGTATCAAATCTTGTCTAGGTGTTTCTGTCCTAGATGGATTCGGCTTATTTGTTTTTCGATCAATATTTTCTCTGTTATATCTTGGCATCAATGTCCTTTATATGTTTGATCGTTTGTTGTTCCGCCGAAACGAATATTTCGAATTGCTTGTGGTGTTTGTCTAGTTGCATGAGCATCACAAACAATTGACACACTAAATCCGTGACTATCGCCATTCTTCCATGTTTCTGGATTCTTACCGGCTAAATACTGATTTGCATCAATATTGTCTAATTCATAATATTCATTGTCCCAAAATGCAATATCGCCTACTTCTGGATAAAATCCTGATTTCTCAGCCGTATCTCTTGATATTGCAAATTGCATTGTTCTTGTATAGTTATGGCCGTAATCATCCTGACTTGCATTTTTACCCTCTTTAGTAATAAGTGCAGGAATAAGTATAGACTGATAGAATGACTTCTTATCTGATTCTCCGTATAAATTAGATTCAGACTCCGCTACAATAAGTTTGTAGAATTCAATTTCAGTATCAACGACCTGATTCATTATCTCTGAATTAATTGATGCCATGAATTTTGCATCCCGTTGCGTACCGAATAATGCCATTATTTTATCCTATGTATATTTTGATTGGAACTTTAGATAACACATTCATTGCAGACTCATCTTCTGTTGCTTGTCGTTGCAACATGCTCTCTCGTGTCATTTTGCTTAAAAATTCTCTTAATTGTGTAATCAAATCACTTTTTTCAGAAGCTGCTTCAGAAACTAATTCCGTGCCATTTAGTGTTACTTCTGAATTTGGAATAGGTACTGTGCTATATTTGCCGCGAACACGACCTAACATTTCTTTTACGATTGCTAAACCATACCTAAGAATCCAAGCACGCCCCATATCATTAATTGTACTGTATTGTTGATAATTATATGGTATATTAGATGCGTCCGAAATTACCCCATTTAAAACCGCAGTATTTCCAAATAATAAGGCGTCTTTTGATTTTTCTTCTTCAAATAAAAATTCAAACCAAACTTTCTCAAAATATGGCGTAGATGCATTACCTCGCGCTGCGCCTGGCACTGGATATATTACAATATCATCGCCATGTATTTCAAATGAGAAATGTGATTTTCTAATACGATCATTAAATTCAATTGATTGAATTCTTAATAAATCAGAATGTATTGGCATCATCATAAAGTTAACTGACGGGGACATTCCTCCAAAATCAAATGAATCTAGCAATTGTTGTGACCCTAAACCTGTTCCTACAAATGGATCAAAATATCTAACAATTGCCGGCGGTACTGTATGAAGAACTCTTTTTATTTCAATTGACGAGGTATTTGACAATGACATAGACAATGATGTAGAAACAGCTTCTCGAATAGAATATTTTTGTACGCCTGTTTGTACATCTAAATACGCTTTATGCCATCTTACATTACCCCCCGAGTCAGCTTCTGTTCCATATGCCTTAGAAAGTTTAACAATATATGAAAGTGATGTGCCAACAGCCTTTCCAGTTAAGCCACCTTGTAGATACTGCGAACCGGTTTGTATACCTAATGTATTAAGCAAGTTGTTTGCAATATTAACTTGATTAACTTGATTAGAGTATTCAATGATAGCAGCTTCAAATGCTGTATAGAAGTTTACATCTTGCAGCTCTACGTCTAATACTGGGTATCCTAAATGATTTGCTGCAAAACTTGCAAATTTATCTGCATGCTCTTGAAAAATAGCATCAGAATCAAAATATCCAAATGGTGTCTTTCCTGGGCTGAAAGATGAACTACCTGGGTAAATTGTTACGTTGTCTGAATAGTCCATACTGATTCTTTATTAATAAATATCAGTACTGAAAATATCAATATTCGTTTAACAAAGAAAGTACATCATCAAGTGCAGGGTGTCTGTGATTATCTTTTAATATAATCTTCATTACGTATTCAGACCCTTGAAGTTTAGCAACTTCATGTATTGCAGAATCATTTTTATGTTTTAAATCAATTTGTTGATTATCGCCACATAGTATCATTATTGATTCTTTCCCTAACCGAGATAATACCATTTGAAGTTGTTGCTTAGTTAAATTTTGAAATTCATCAATTACAACAATCGCATCATCAAAAGTTCTTCCCCGGAAATGTGTTAAAGATACTAATTCAATACTTTCGTCAGATTCCATTTTTGCTAATATATCTGGTTTATTATAAACCTTTCTCATATTACTTCGTATCGGAACTAACCATGGTTCCATCTTTTCATCTAATGAACCTGGTAAGAACCCGTTATCTTCATTTGATACAGTCGGTCTTGTTATAACAATTTTATTTATTTGCTTTTTGAAAAACATATCTAATGCAACTTGTACTGCTAACAATGTTTTTCCTGATCCAGCTTTACCTAGTATAAAATTAAATGGATGATTTAATATTTCTGTTTTAGCTGATTTCTGTTCCTCTGAAAGTGTTAATGTAAATTTAACAGGATTCTTGGGCGGGGTTTTTGTTTTATTAATTGACATAACTTGTTCCTTAAAACAATTTTGTTAGTGTTGTTTCTATTAATTGAACATCATGAAGCGTTTCGATTTTACCTAAAGAAAGTTGTCGAACTGCCTGATATGATTTTTTAGGAGGGTATGGTGTTAGTATTTTAACTGTAATTAATTCTTTACCTCGTCCTAAATCTTGATCTATATTACACATAAGTACCATGCGAATAGCTCGTATTCTGTCTAATACATCTACAAGATTCCCATCATAACGGATTCTCCATTGCATTGAATATTTAACTCTTGGTGCTGCCATATTATATTGATCCTGTGCTTATCATTAAATAACTACCACTTCTCCATAATTGACCATTCACCGCAGGATCAGAGGTTGGAAGTGATGCTGTATAAAATAAAACCGTACCTTCTGATATAAATTTATCAGTTACTGATACATACGAAATTGAAGCAGATGTACTAGTTAATGTAGTGTCTGTTATTGTCGAACTACCAATTTCAATTCTATCAGCTGACCCTGTACCGTTAATAGTAAAGTCTGTTGCATTGTGTGAAATACTTGCTGATTCAATAGTAACATTATTATATATGTTGCTTATTGATGCTGATGTAGATGTTAATGTAGTATGAATTGATTCTGTTACTACGAATTGTGTTGCAGATCCTGATAAAAATACAACTGGTCCAGATGATATAGTAAATGATCCCGAGATTACTACATCTTCGCGTATACTTCCAGATAATACACCATATAAATCCGAAGCATGACTCGACGAAATTAATCCGCCTGATGCTATTTCTGTTAAATTAGTTGAAAAGACTCCCATCCATTTCCTTTATTAATAAATATCAACGATTAAAATGTTTTATTAAGTGTAAAAATATTTGATTGAATAAAACAATTAACATCATCAAATTGTGATGTTATTACTAAAGTATTGTTAATTGTTGTATCAAATGATGATGAATTTATAAAACTAAAATTAGTTCCATTAAACTT